GACTAATCCAGAGGTTCAGTCGCAAGAAAATGCCACTGGCCAGGACGAAGACATCACCACTTGGAAGAAGCGTCTGGCTGGTAAGGACCAAGCTCTGACATCTACCAAGAAGCAGTTGGATGAGCTTAAAGCTGAATACGACAAGGTTCAAACCTGGAAGATTCAGATGGAAGAGGCCAGTCTAACTGAGTTCGAACGCGCTCAACGAAAGATTGAGACGTTGGAAAAGGAGCTACGTTCTACTCGAGAGTCTGAGGCAAAGTCTCGCCTCGCTAAGGATTACCCCAATTACGTTCAGTGGCAAGAGAAGTCTGCGGAGCTTACCGATGAAGATCGGGCACGCGAGTTCGAGGCCCTGGTCAAGACTGGTGGTAAAACACTCGATGAGTCTGTAGATCCAAATAAGCCTGCTAAGGCCACACCGGCTGCGGCAGGGAAGAGAAATGCCAGTGAGATTGTTAAGGACATCGCTGCCCTTGGCAATCCATGGGGCGAGTAAAGAAGGAGTAATCTAATGGCTACGCAGACGCGTGCGCTGCTCGATACGAACAGCTCAAACGCTTATTCTGCGCTCATTACGGAGCTCGTAGCTCAGCAGGCTCAGGAGAACCTGCGCGACCGTTTGGTCCATGCAATGCCGGGTAACTACACGGCAGGGCGTTTCCAGAAGGGCAGCAACGAGATTCGTTATGCGCGTTACCCAGACCTCACGCCGCTTGGCGTGGCGGACACCCTTACCGAGGCTGGCGCCCCGGCTGAGTATGACCTCACGGTCACGACTGAGTCCTTCGTGCCTAAGCAGTACGGTAAGGTTCTCAAGATTTCAGACCTTGCGCAGCTCGACAGCCCGCATGACCTGATCTCTATCGCCTCCGAGCGTCTTGCTCGTGTGGCAACTGAGTCGATGGACACGATCATTCGTGACGTCATCGCCCAGGGTACAAACGTTCGTTATGTGGCTGGACGTGCATCGCGTTCACTTATCCAGTCCACCGACAAGCTGACTGGCCTAGAGGTCAAGCAGACTGTTGCTAAGCTCAAGGCTGCAAACATTCCAACGTTTGCTGACGGTTTCTATCGCGCAATCATCCATCCTTCCGTCGAGTTCGACGTAATGACGGACACTAGCGCGAACGGTTTCCTCGAGGCCTCGAAGTACACCAAGTCGCTCGACCTCCTCAACGGAGAAATCGGCGCGTACGCTGGTGTTCGCTTCCTGGTTTCGCCAACGGCTAAGACGTTCACTGGTGGTGTCGGCGGGGCCCTCACTATCCACTCGTCTTACTTCTTTGGTCCGGACTCGTACATCGTCGGTGACAGCCAGACCCTCCAGAGCTACTTCGTGGCTCCTGGTGGCGACCACAGCGACCCGATTTCGCAGATCGCTGTACTTGGCTTCAAGATGCGCTTCGGTGCAATCCTCCGTGGCGAGGGCACGACCGGTGAGTTCGATGGTAGCAATACCTCGACTGGCCAGCCGCGCTACATCCGCGTGGAGTCAGTTGCTTCGACGCTCTAAGAGTTAGATAGCTTCGGGGAGGGGCTTCGGCCCCTCCCCCTAGCAACAGGAGATCACATGGCAATTACACTAAGCGCACTAAGGACACTAGTACGTCGGGATCTACGTGACTCTGGCGCTACCCCAACGTGGTCGACTGATGAGATAAACGACATGATCAAGTGGGGTACACAGGAAGTCTCCAGGGTCCGACCACAGGAGACATATGAAACAGCAACGTATACTGCTCCGGCTGTCGGAGCTTTCTTCACTATTGACACACTCACGCTGGACAGCGTCTACCGCGTGGACGCTTATAACTCTGCTGGCAAGCTACTGCTCACGGTCCCTTACTCAATTACGACAGAAGCTAATGGTGGATGGGACTTTATTGATGGAAAGCTGCACATGCCACAGTATTTCGTACTGCCTAACAACTGTACACTGCGGGTGTTTGGATACAAGCACTATACCCAGCCCACGATTGACTCGTCCTCTATCGAGCTCGACGACGACGGTGTTAACGCAGTGCGTGCCTGGGCCGCAAAGGAAGCGATGTTCATGCTGATCTCTGACCGAGTCCGCTTCCAGCAGTGGGCAGTTGCATCCGGTGCATCAGACACCAACAGCATTCAGCTTGCCCAGCTATATAGCGCAGCAGAGCGACGATGGGATAAGCTCATTAGGGCGATACGCCGAGTTCGCAAGACACCGGGGGCCTAAATGGATCTATCACAGGCAGTAACAATAGAGCGTCCAGGACAGGCCGCACTAGATCTTAACAGTGTACGAGACCCAAACTCTGTTGGGTCTTCACCTGTTTCAGGGTACAACATCGAGAGCGTAGACTTCTCTAACGTGAGCGTCACTGCGTTCTCAGAGGACGTCCCTCAGGTGGACGGAGTAGACAGCTACGACGCATACCTTGGGGCTCGTCAGATCTCTATTATAATAGGTGTGTACGGAAGCACGTACGGTGACTTCTGGGACAAGATCACTGAGCTTAACTACGCCCTACAGGCACGTCCATCATTCGCCACAGGCCAAGCCTTCCCGGATGACGGCTTCCGTAAGCTATCGTTCACCCAGCCAAAAGCCTCAGGATCGTACAGCCTTTATATGAAGGTACGGCCTATGGAACTTCCAAGGTTTGTTACAGAGTCTGGAGCATCAGCAGGGGACGATGACCGGGGGTACGCCACCAGGGTGCGGGTTACACTTATGGCAGAGGACCCGTACAAATACTTTGAATCACCACGAGTATTCACAAGGACAGGGTCTGGCACTGTGTCGGCCATCAACGACGGAAAGACCATTGCCTGGCCCACAGTTGCGTGGAGCACCACATCTACTGTTAGCCCTCTACGTGTAGAGCTTGGCACAGACAGTGTGGCGTTCACTAAGGCCGGCGGGTTCGGGTCTAACTTCTCAGTGGACTTCAAGACATGTGTGTCTACGCAAACGAACTACCTGACGGAGTACGAGTTCTTCGCTATCCCGCCAGGCACGTCAACCGTTACGGTAACAAGCGGAGCTGGTGTAGTGTGCACCATAACTATTAACGAGGCTATACTTTGAGTCGTAAGTTACAGGTACTTATCCACGACTCCACTGGCGTCGACTTCGCAAGGGGAAACCTAGTTGCGGTCATACAGGACGCAAGGGACATAGGAGTGCAGCTGTATGCCAATGATACTGGCTCAGCTTTCTTCACTCTGCCTGTTGATCACCCGGCACTTCCTCTTATCGTGCCGCTCGAGCAGCAGTATACCATACAGAGGCAGAACGATTCCGGGGTATACGAGACCATCTCTGGTGGCTTCATATCAGACTACGATGCCAGCGACCAGGAGGTAGTCATCTCCGGGGTGGACTACATGACCGTACTGTCTAGGTACTATACCCCCCTAGACGGACCTCCTGCTGGGGCTGTGGCAATAGACATGTCTGACTCTGTTGTACAGCTGTCGCAGGAATACGACGAGACCTACAAGGAGGAGCCGTTCCTTGTCCCGACCGCCGGGGTACTTGACCCAGAGGCTGGCCAGGTAAATGTCTACAGTAACCCGGCTGGGTCTCCAGCGGGCACAAAGAACGAGGTAACGGTTACACAGGATGAAGCTACTGGAACGATAAGCGTGTCAGGGAACCTGTATGTTGTGCGTAGAAAATCTAACATCAACAAGGTAACATTTACAAAGGGGTCTAACCACATAGTGGGAGGGGCACCTGCACTTTCATACATTGGATTTATACTTTATTCTGAACCTGGCGGTGCATGCGCTCTTGTGATCGGATCATTTGCGGATACTCCTCCATACAATCGAGTGTACCTGAGTGGAGTACCGGGGGCAGAGCTATCACCCCCACCCGCACAGGACGTTGTGGTAACCTTCAAAGTAGATCTTCCTTACGTCGGTAACGGTGCCCCTAGCCTAACTCCCCCAGGCGGAGCGGCAATTGGTCGAGTATCTCCAGTACTATATAAGGGTGTACCTTACAAGTTTGCAGTGCAACCTTTCCTGGTAGCTAACTTTGTACGTTACGAGAACGCAGACAACACAAGTGACACCTACTACACTAACGTTGACGGAAATACAGGTGCACTTAATAGCACCACAACTGCAGCTGGTGCCGCTGCCTACATTGCTAAGACAGCACCTGGGGTTTTCCAGGTCCGAATGTGGGGAGACAAGTCTGACTACAGCACTTCATCTACCACCTCTGGGATCAAGAGGAAGAGCCTTCCTGATGTAATATCTGACATGTATCCAAAAGTAATAGACCGAAGCGGGGACTACACCGACTCTGTAGGTACTATGCCTAAGGCACTGATTGCCTGGCAGTCGTCCGTCAACAACGTCAACTCAGGATCTAGCACCACACTTCACCCATACATAACGTTCGGCCAGGACCCAGTTGAGTTCTTCCGGGAGGTGGCCGACATGGAGACTGGCTCTAGGAGTGGCACAATCGGTGCCAACCCTAACAAGGTGGTCTTCAATTACTACGGAGTTCCAAGCGGTACAGACGGTCAGCTTACCTTCAACCACAACGTGAGCGCAACCGCTGCCCACACCTATGTATACCCAGGTCAGATCAAGTCCTACAACTTCATCAACAAGCGCAGTGTGCTAGCTAACTCTGTCCGGGTATTGCCTACCACAGACTTCCTCGTTGGGGTAAGCTCAGACGCACCGTCTGGGGCCAGGACCAAGGGGGTCCTTAAGAGCGACCGAACTCTGGCATATGCCCTTCCTCACGTCGAGGCACAGCCAGGGTTCATAAATACTCAGGCTGCTAGCAACTATGCGCAGGGAGTTCTTAACGACCGTGGAACCGCAGAGGACACCAAGATACTCTCCGTCTCTATGCGCACTGGATCAGTCCCACCCATCGGTGCAACAGGAGGTCCTAGACTAGGAGAGACTGTTCGCCTGATAGTGCGAAGGAAGAACGTGGACGTTAACGGATCTAACTCTATAGCCACCACCTACAACATTGGCGGGATGCAGTACCTTGCCAACGTGGATGGTCACGAGGATATATCCTTTGACTTTGTCAAGCCGTCTAAGTTCAAGGGTCCTGGTATCAGC